ATCGCCATCAGACGGCCACCCCACTCTCGGCAAGGATGTCGATGAACCGGCGATCGTCTGTCGGGGTGATGCCGCGGATGTTGTAGAGCGTGCCGGTGCGCGTGTCGCGAATGCGCCACTCCGTTCTCACCTGCTTCGTCTCGCTGGATGCACGAACGGTGATGACTACCGGCTGGCGACCTTCCAAACGTGCGGCCTGGACTGTCTCGCCGCCGCGCAGGAAGCGATAATGCGCGCGGTACCGGAAACGCTCCTGCCATCCCTGGATGACGCCACCCTGCCCGTCACTGACTTCGGTCGGCGCGTCGAAAGCGATGCTTTGCTGGAGAGATTGTGCCGTGATGGCCATTAGATATACATCCTGCGATATTTCGAGATCAGAGCGTCCTCTACCCGCTGGACATTGGCCGAATTGTTCTCGGCGGCCTCATCGTAGGACAACTGGACCCGGAGAATGATGGCCGTGCGGAGATCGTGAGGAACCGTGCTTCGTCCATCAACGACAGGCCACCCGGCTTTGTATTCCACCTGCACCGCCTCGCTCTCGTAGAAATCGCTCGGGCGCGAATAGCTGCTACCGAAACGGACGAATGACCGGCCCCCGCCGTCGGTGCGCAGCGCGTAGTCACTCGCTGCAACAGTGAACAACTGGCCCAGTCTGTTGCGCCACTTCACCGAGACAACTTCCTGCACCGGCCCAAGAGGCAGGCGCATGCAATCGCTGAAGCAGTCGAAGTCCTGACGCCACGTCTGCTCGACCAGCACGATACCAAGGATGCCGTTCCAGCCCTCGTAGTGATCCACAGCAGAGCGAATGAGACCCTCGAGGACCATATCATCGTCGCTATGTTCGATGCGCAGCGCCTGCTTTACGTCTGGCAGAGAGACCGGGAGAACTGCTGGCGCTTCCACGAGGATGGGACGGTGCATCAAGGCTACTCGCTTTTGTTCTTCGGGGCCGACTTCTCGGCTTTGTTGGCCACGGGCTTTTCGGCCTTGGCCTTAGCCTCCTCCAGGACGCCTGCTTTCACCAGATGCTGCACGTCGCTGGCAGTTGCATCGCGTTCTTCGCCCGGCATATACATCCGGTCGCCAAAATGCTGGCGGATGACGGTGTATTTCATGGCTGCTACTCCTCTTCAGCTGCGATGACTGCATCCGTCGGGGCGCTCGTCACAGACGCGGACCCTTTCCAGTTCACAGCCGTCTCGGTCACAGTGATCTCCACTCCAACGTCATCTTCAACAGGCGCGTAGGTTGTCCCGGTAGCGCCTGAAATCGGCTCGCCGTCTGCTTCCCACTGATAGGACAGCGACGGCGCAGCGACCCCAGCCCATTCGCCCGGGGTTACTGAGAGGGTTTCACCTACCTGAGCGGTTCCGGTGATAGCCGGGGCCGTCGTATTCTCAGGCGCTTCCGGCCGATCGCCTTCGTTCGCGCCGAGGAAGCCCGCAAAGCTCCGCTTGGCCTGCTGCTTGGATTTGATTGCCATGGGAATTCCTTCCATCAGTTCAGAGAGCGGGCAGCCGAAGCCGCCCGCCTTACCGAGCCGATCTCTTAGGAGACGTACCCGAGATCGCCGTAGATGAAAGCCTCCGGCCGATACACGGCCAGCGCAAGCCGCTCTTCAGCCAGGATCGTGACGAGGTTCTTGGTGAAGTCGTCGTTCACGTAGCCCGTCTCGACGCGAGCATCCCACCGATCAAAGACCTGAGCACCGAGCTTGAACGCACCCACCAGGAACTTGTCCACGGTGATTGCCTTGGTCGCTACGACTGGCAGGCCCCAGAGGGTCGGATTGATGCCGCCCTGCGGTACGCCGATGATGTAGTTGCCGCCAGCATCCTTGGTCAGTTCGATGCGAGCCCAGTCCGTCGGGTTCATGACGATACCGGTGGCCGGATATTCCGCGAGCGCAGCCTGGAGGGCGGCGAGGCGGATGGTGTCGATCGCCGTGCCGTCGGTCGGCGTGAACGGAGCCGAGTAAGCCGTCGCCTGCGGGATGAGCCCGTGCAGGTTCTGGCCGGTTCCATCGCCGTTGAGGAGCTGGGTTTCCTCTACGTAGGCAAGACCATAGAGCAGGCGCTGGTCAATCATCGAGCGAAGCTGCGCGATATCAGACAGAACCTGCTTGGATGCCTTCATCCAATGCGCGATGACCTTGGCGGACGTGGTGACAATGTCGAACTTCAGGTCCGACTCCGGCTTGGCCGCACCTTCAGCTACCGGAGCGGCGCTATTGGTGAAGCCAGTTTCCTTGACGTACTCCAGCGCATTGCCGTCCATCTGCCCTTGGGTCAGAAGATCGCGAACGGTAAGCCGGCGCTGAGGGAGAGGAAGAATACCAGGCAGGCGCGTTGGCGCGATCGCGTCACCGACAGAACCAGCCGCATCGCTCGTGAGGGAAGTGAGCGTTGCCTTGATGCGGATATCCGCGCCGCGGGCACTCTTGGCAAAGCCGCTGTCAGCAAAGGACTTGAAGCCTTCCGACTCTACGAACTGCTCACCAAGTGACTTTTCGCGCTCGTCGCCGCCCCTGCCGCCGCGAGCCATCTTCTGCTCGAGTTCGGCAACCTGTTCGGCCAGGCCGTTCATCTTGAGAAGCGCTTCGTCTGCCTTCTCTTTGACCGAGTTAGAAATATCCTCGCCCGACTTGGCCTTCCCGAGCGCCTCTTCGGCGATCTCTTTGACCTTGTCGACGGAGGCTTGGAACTGAGACTTTACTTCGCGAGCGAGGCTTTCCAGCTCACCGGAGGCCGCGCCACCGGCAGCCATGGTCGCCATAGCGACACCATCGCTGTTGAGCGAACCAACATCGAAGCCGAAGGACGTTGCAAGCGCGGCCACAGCCAGCACAGTGCCAAGAAGGCCGAGCGAGAACAGCCGGCCCATTGTAAGGTGTTTCATTGGGGTTCTCCTGAGTGGATTTGAAGATAAGCAGGCGCTATCCGAGTAAGGCTCGGAGGAAATGTGCCTGGTTGTCCGCCGTATCGCCCTCGGACTCACTCCGGAGCAGGTGCGACAAGCCGCGACCGGCGATGGCCGCTGCTTGCGTTTTCGAGAAACCTGCCTCGCGCAGGAACTTCTCAAATTCGGGTAATGAAGGAAGCTCGCCTATGGAGAGAGCATCTTTCACGGAGTCGATCCGCGCGCGCTCATTCATCGCCATCGATACCACTGAGACTTCCCAAAGCTTGACTTGCTTCAGCAGGAGCGCCCCGCGCTTCTCATCTGGCTCGGCATCGACAATGCTGTAACCAATCGACAGGCCGTCGATGTCGCCTTCTTTAAGAAGGGCGTAGGCCTCGCGCCCACGCTGGACGCCCATGTTCAATTTGCCTTCGACGTAGAGCCCCTTGCCATCCTCGGCCATGTCGGTCCACTTACCAATCGGCTGATGCGGATCGTGCTGCCAAAACATCTTGACCTTCGTGCCCTTTTGCCGATGCTCGGCAAGGCTTTTCGCGAAGGCCCCGGCCACGACAATATCGCCGCCGCTGTCCTTGTTGCCAAAGATGGATCCCCAGCCGGAAAAGACACCCTCTTCCGAGATCTCCTTAATGTCGAAGATCGGAGCAGAAATCTTAGTTTTCATGTTGCCTATTCCTCGGCTGTTGGTGCCGGTAGTGCTTCTTGTCCCGCGCTTGTGATCGGGACGTTCTGCATCTGCATGCGGGGCACGTTGCCTCCCTCAACAGGGGGCAGGTTCTCGAGCGCACGGACCTCGTTGATGGTCATGGCCCCGATGGCGGTCATCTGCTGGTAGAAGCGCGCCCTGCCCGCACTGTCGGCGCGCAAGAGACCTTCAAGGTTGAATTCGATGGTGACGCCACGTGCCCTGTCGTCTGGCGTGAGCAGTTGCTTTTCGCAGGCTTGCTCGATCCGCTTCAGACGGCGGCGCAGCGTGAACTTCTGGAACCCGAGCGTCTGCTGCTCGAGGCCGGTACCCCAGCTGGTCGACTTCTCCGTGTGGCCGATCATGAATGGGGGGACCCCGAAGAAGCGGCATATCTCTTCGACTGAGAAGCCACGCGACTCGAGCATCTGAGCGTCTTCCGGGTTGATGGACAGCGTTTCCAGCTTCGCGCCACCTTCCGATATGTATGGGCGGCCCGAGTTCATCGCGCCAACATATTTCTCCATCAAGACGGTCTCAGCGAGCTGCCGCTGCTCTTGCGTCAACCACTTTTCAAAGACCAGCTGAAAGGATGGGCGGAGACCGTTCCTGAATGTGCCTCCCGCCGAACGATCGATCGCCCGAGCAAGGCTAAATGTGTTCCGGCCGAAATGGAGCGTCGACATGCCGCCGAGTGGATTGCCGCCGAAGCCGCGGATGTGCAGCATCGTTCGGTCCGTCTCGACGTATGTTTTGCCGTCTTCCGTCCAACGATATTCGAGCGTGCCGTTTGTCAGGCGGCGAACCGAAACATTCGCGGGGTTGATCGGGTGGAGTCCACGCACTTGACCAGCGCTGCGCTCGACGAGGGCGTAGGCGTTGCCCCATAGCTCTATGGCCGCGCAGGAAAACTCCCAGAAATCCAGAGACGTCTGATCGTAGTTGGGGCTATCGTGCAGGACTCGATAGAGCGGGTGATCCTTCGCAACAACACGCTCGCCGTTGGCATCACGTCGGTAGACCATCAGCGGCAGGCTGGCGATAGTGCCGGAGAGCAGGTTCACGCACGCCCATACCGCAGACAGGCCAAGCACAGACTCGTTGGTCACGACCTCGCCGGCATCGCCGCGCATTCCGTCCGTATGCCAGCCATCCGGCTCGCGAACCGTCAGGCTACGCAGCACAGTCGCCGCGGCCTTGTAAGCCATCCGTTGCAATAGGTTCACGCTGCACCTGCCAGGCTCTTGAAGTAATCGTCCATCCCGGCATCCTCATTTTCTTGATAGGTGCCAGCAACAGCACGGGCCATCGCCAGCGCAACCATGCCGTCGATGCGCCCTGTGGCCTTAGCCTTGTCGAGCTTGCGATTGCCGGCCGGGTCAGCGGTTACGACTGCATTCGCTGCGCACATCGTCAGAACCGGGTGGTTCCCATGAGCGATGCGCCCGTCGAGCAGGTCACTTTCGAGGTCGCGCAGCGCCGGCGACATGGACTGATAGCCCTGCCCCATCTGCTCGAAGATTGCGTTGTCGCCTTCAAGTTGGTCTTCGCTGAAGCCGGCCTTGAGAAGCCAAGGCTTCAGGTGCCGCCAGTTCCACCGATCGAACGCAATCTTGCGGACATCCATGTGCTGGCAGTCTTCGTAGAGCGTTGTCGCGACGAACTCGTAATCGACCGTGCGTCCCGGCGTGGTGCGCAGGAACCCGTCCTTGTGCCAAGTGTCGTAGGGCACTCGGTCATTGCGGGACTTCTCAGCCAACCCCTCCCCAGGAAGCCAAAACGTGGGCTTGACGTGCCATCGTCCGTCGATGGCCGAGACATAAACCTTGGCAGTCAGATCGTTCACGCTAGACAGATCGAGGCCGCCATAGACAGGACCATCAAAGCGCTTGGCTACAGGGTCACCGCACGACTGCCAAACGGCGCGTGAGATGAAAGGCGACATCATTTCGACGCGCTGGTTCAGGATCAGATTTCGATACTCCGGCTCGCGGCTAGGCATCCGGCGCGCATCCTCGGCCATCGCGAGGACTTCTTCCGCGTTCTGAAAGTCTCCGAAGGCCGGATTCGCCAGCTTGATCGTCTCGGCGTCAAAAGGATCGGCATCATCCGGTGCCGTGTAAAGGCTCAGGACGACACGCTTGTCAGCTTCTGTCTTCGCGTCATCGATCAGTACCGAAAGCAGGTCGGTCGGGTTCGGGGCCTGCGTCGAGATGACGATCGACAGCGGGCTATCCTGTGCGCCAGTCGCCGTCTCCAGCGCCTCATAGAGCTCCGAACGTGGCCCGCGTACCTGTCCGAGTTCGTCATGCACGATGAAGACTGGGCTCAGACCATAGGCCGTGGCCGCTTCCGCGGAGAGAGCTCGATAGAGCGTTCCCAACTCCTCACAGAAAAGCTGCTTCGCCGTGTCCCGAATAATGATTACAGCCGCCAGGTCAGGCGACATCCGAACTGTCTTGGCCGCGAGCGCAAACAGGATAGCTGCCTGATCGCGCGATTGAGCAGCGCTATACAGCTGCGAATTGGGCCTCGCCTCCGGCCCGCATGTGTGGAGCAAGAGAAGGAACGCCGCCAGCGCAGTTTTCCCATTCTTGCGTCCGAAGGAAATGATCGCGCGACGTGTCCCATTCGGGTTGTCGTAGATCTTCCTCAGTTCGTTCTTTTGCCAATCCCTGAGCCTGACGGGCTGACCAACCAGCGGCCCCTCTGGGACCCTGCAGTAGGCCTCGATCCAACGGATATTGCGCTCGGCCCGAGTCTCAACCTTAGGAGCGCTTGCCCGCTTTCGCCGCGGCTTGCTTGGAGCCATCTACTAGCTCTCCCAGGGCTTGCGGACGCCCTTGGTGCCCTTGTTCGCCCTGTGCGTCGAGGTAGCCTGCTGGCTGATCCTCATTCGCGTTGCCAGCGACGATATAGCTCGACTCTCCCGCTCTGCCATCTTGTAGAGCTTGTCCAGCGCATCAACGTCGATGACCGGCTTGCTCTCAGCATCAGCCACGAGCTGCGCGATGCGGCGCGACTTCACGACATGCCGGCAATAGTCGGCCAGCATCGCATGCGTCTCTCGGGGAAACCAATCAGCCGGGAGCCGGTTGACCACGGCCCACCATTCAGCCGCCTGCTCGTCTGTCAGATCGTAGGGAGCGTCAGGGCGCTCTACCGTCTCTATCGAGCCAGGAGCGGACGCAATCTCTAACGCCGCTGCAGACTGCCTGCCGCGCTTCGCCATTGTTCACCAATCCTGAACGAAAAAACTTTTCTGTTACGGTTTATGGTTTTTGTGGGTCGCCGCCGGTCTAGAAGCCGACCGAC